ATCGTCTAAGATTTTAAATTCCACATAGAACCCATAGTCCTTATAGAATCTTGAAGATTCGTTAGCGTCAAAACCGTTGTTGAAATACTGTCCACCAGCATATCCACCCCATGTTACAACACCAACATTAATTGTAAGAGCGTCACTATTTGACTTTCTTACTGCCTTTTTCTTTGTACCATCTTTGGTAACGACATTATCTACACTTGGCATAAGTGTAGAGAAGTCTAAATTTCCAGTAAAATACAATCCACCAGCCGCTATAATAGCGATAAGAATTACAATTGCAAGTTTACCTTGTGGTTTTAATTTTGCCATAATTTTTAAATTAAAGTTTTTAAATGTTTATATTGATTACAAATATAAGAATAATATTTGTGATATCCAAATTTTATTTGAAAAAGTTTTTCTCGTTAGAATCAAAAGTTCTACCTTTTGGAATTTCTGGAGCCTGTTCAAAAGTTCTACTCAATAGAACTGGTTCAGCTTTTTCTACAGTTTCAGTACCAGACATTTGAGTTCTAATTACTTGTAAGTAATCAGTACTACTATCATTTAAGAAGTCTAAACTATTACCAGCTTCCCATGCTTCTAACATCTTAAGACCATCTTCCTTGAAGACTTCGTTTTCTAGGTCAACCCCATCGATGAAGTTTTGAGATACGTCTATGAATCTTTCCATTTCACCTACCTTAGCACCTAAATCATCAGCAACATATTCTAATGCTCTATCGAATAACTCAGCTTCACTACTATTACCAGCAATAATACTTTGTGCTGATTTCATTACACTGTGAGAGGCATGAATTACATTTCTTTCATATTCAATAGTTTCAATTTGGTCTTTAATATCTTGAATCATAATTCCAGAATAGAAATACATTTTATCCATTCTTTTATAAAGGTCTTCGATTTTTACAAGTAATATTTGAAGTTTTCTAACCATTTCATCACGTCTACCAGCCATTCTAGTATTCAAAGCAACTTGACTATCACCTTTTCGAGTACCTAGTTTTTTGGCCGCAGATGCTAAAGACATAAGTTTTTGTATTTCTTTATTTACATCACTTATCTTACGTTGTAACTTACCCTTTTCTTGCTTAAGTTTACCTAATTGCTTATCCATATTAGCTCTTTTATCAACTAATGACGATACATAAACTTTCATGATTCCAATTGGGTCAATCTCAATAAATAGGCTTGTTAGTTTTTCCATACCCACTTTATAGAAATACCACAATAACGTTCTAAATTTCTTATCACTAAGCAACCAGAAGATTGTGAATAAACCTAATCCCATGAATACAGCTGAAGTCAAGTTTGAGAATGCTTCGGCAATCCATGCAGCATTTTTAAGTAATAGATATCCAGCACCGAAAACTAATAGTCCGACACCAACCATACCAGTTGTACCTTGTGGCTTTTCCCAGAATGATTTAATTGGTTTTAATTGATTTTGCATAATTTTTAAATGTTTAAATGTTTATACTGGGTTGGTTTCAAGATAAGCAGAAATATTCTTTTTATCAGTTTCGATATTGGTCTTAACCAATTTCAACGTAATGTCCCAATTAGCTTTCACACCTTGAAGTTTTGTGTTCTCAGCTATTCTTTCAGCTTGTAAAGTTCTAACAGCGTCTTTTGATGCTTGAAGTTGTACCTCAAGGTCAGCTTGTTTTTGCATTTCAACATCAATTTGATTATCTCTACCAATTACCCCAGTTGTGTACTCATCTTGGTATTGATTTTCAAAATCAACTTGTTCTTGTTCAAGAACTGATAAGTAAACATCAGCAGTTTCTAGTAATCTAGTTACTGAAAGTTCTGGTGACGTTGCTTTTAATGCATTGTAGGCCGCAGATAAAGCCGCCATTTCTGGCATACTTTTCTTTAATGCCTCAAAAGTTTTACGGAATTCATAGTAATCAGCACCATCTTGGTTATTCTTTGCAATTTCTTCTTGCAAGTGATTATAAAATTCTTGATTAAATGCACCTTGTTGAGATGCAGAAAGTTCTTGATTAACCAACCCTTCTGGAACACTAGAAGATTCAAAGTTAAATGATTGTGTTGGTATTTTGTTTGTTGGAATCGTTTCTTGGGGTTTCACTTCTTTAGAAACCTCTTTTTTATTGTCAAAATCGACAAATGCACTTAATGCTTTTTTAAATAAACTCATTATTTTTCTTTAATTAATATTAATATTAGTACAAATATATGAATAAAAAATGAAACCACCAAATATTTGGTGGTTTTTTTAATATCCAATTCTATTAGCAACCTTTTTTAATTTATTATCTATTGTCATAATCTTCAATTTCTTATCTAAAGTATCATTACTTTGTGATATTTCAGCGATTGTTTTAACTAAATCTATTTCCCTTTCTAAAGTTTCTGATTTATGCTTAATGTCTTGCACAGCTTCGAATATAAATGCACCAGTTAACCCCTTTTCTTTAAAGAAATCAACCAATTTACTATCGGTCAATATTTTAATATCTTTTTCACTTACATTATTATGTTTCTCATTCATACTAGTTAATGATTTTTTAATAATATTCACAATATTATCAGAAGTTAATTCATCAAAGAATAAAACTTTATTAAATCTACCTGGTCGTTGTGCCGCTAAATCAATCAAGTGTGGTGCGTTTGTACTAGCAATAACACCAACATCATCAGGTAATTTATCAATACCATCTAAAATATCTAAGAAAGCTCCTAATAATGGACTTACACCAGTTGAATTTCTATCACCAAGATATAAATCAATATCATCTAATATTACAACACACGGTGCTAATATTTTAGCTAAATCAAATTTTTGCTTGATGATTTTACAAATATTTGTTTTAATTATGGTAACACCTTGTTTATTAAGAATGTTTGTAATTGCTCTAGTCGATTCTGTTTTAGCTGTACCTGGTACACCACTAAACATATAACGTTGTAGAATTTTCTTATTCTCAAATAGTTTAACATACATTGAGAGGTCTTCAGTCATACGTTCTGGAAGATACACATCATCAAATGTAACATCTTTTAAACTTCTAATCTGCCATAACAAGGCTTCATCTTCAATTTTCATATAACTCCCCTTTAATTTTGAGTTATCTACAGCTAATTTGAATAATGCTTCATAAATATCACCAGACTTAACGATTTCTTCATTCAAACTTGTCATTCTAATTACATTACGAATAGACCCATTTTCTTTAAATGCCATCATTACTATTGATAATAAAATTCCATTAAAATCTAATATCACCGAATAAGTAAAAGTAATTGGTGGATATTCAGGTAGATTATTCATGAAACTATTATCACTATCTAAAATACCTTTAATGGTAATACCATCTACTGTTGGTGTATCTTCATGCGCTCTTTTATGATTTAATTTATTAAAAAAATCAAAGAATATAGCTAAGACTGGTTTATTAGTTTCAGTATAAAACTGAATCTTAGTCTTATAATCATTTATTGTAAATTCATCTTCATCCCAGAACCCATCTTCATGAAACGAATCTACTTCTATTATATCATTACTCATATCTTTTATATTTTTCCTAGTTTCTAAAATTATTTTTCTAAGGATTGGTGGTGCAAATCCTTCTTTTCTATCTTCCTGAATATATTTTTTATGCAAAGCTCTTGTTGTGTAATTCAGTAGCATATTCTAATGCTTTTTCTGGACTATTGAATTGTTTACCATCTAAGACTTTTCCCTTACGGTTTGTTACTACGAAGTAACCACCTTTTGTACCTTCGAATTTGAATCTAACTTTATAACTTAACCCACTTGAAGATTTTGTGGGTTTACTGAATCTAACTTTTTTATTTGCCATCTTTTTTTATTTAAATCAAATATACTTAATTTATTTTTTATGAACAAGTATTTCTTTCACTTTTTCTAATATTTTTTTTTGAGAGTAGTGTAAGTTTTCACTTGCAAACTCAAATGTTACCCATTTGGTAACATCACACTCTGGTAATTCTTCACCATCATAAATGAACATACTTTTACAAACCACATTCAAATCCATTTCAGATAATGGTAAGTCAATATGAAATAAATGAGCTAATAATTTCTTTTTCTTATGACCATACATTTCTTCACCTAAATCTAAATAAGTTGTCTTATTAATGAATAGGTCCAAATTAAGGTTGGTTTCCTCATAGGTTTCACGTATTGCAGCTTCCTTTGAAGACGTTTCACCCTCATCAAAAAGTCCTTTAGGTATTGACCATACATCCCATACATGGTTTGTTGGATGTCCTATTAATATTTTACCTAAACTGTCTACTATGTATGCTCCGTTAGTTATTCTCATAAATACTTTGTGTTGGGTCATCTAATTCGATGTTATATAAACCTCTATTTTTAGTAATAATTTTTGTTCTCCATATTTTAAATCCAAATATACAAAACCATTCTTCATAAAAGTCATACATATAGGCATCACCACCTATATGCCATCTACCACTTTCAGCTGATTCAAATTCATAATGAACATTGGTCCACTGTTCTTCTTTAAATGAAAATAGTAACCATTTATTATATCTTGGTTCTTTCATTATATTAATTTTAATGCTTCTTGTAATCCTTCTTCTAATGCTTCTTCATAAACGTCAGAATAATAATTAATTCTTCCTATATTTAATTTTGGACACTGATAAATCCATCTTTCTTCGGTTGAAAATCTTTCACACCAAACATCAATCTTATGTACATCTCTCAACCATTTTTGAAGTAATGATTGTGTTGGTGCTAAAGTTTTATTATCTAAATTTATTAGGTTTTTTATTTTAGAATCATAACTGTGGATACCCCAACAATTATATACAGAATATACATTTTTAAATTCAGGTATCCAATCAAACCCTTTCTCTTTAGCTAATTTAGCTGTATCAAATGTTATTAGTTGTTCTTTCATGGTCTAAAATATGTTAATTCAATATTATATAATTCACAAATACGTTCTGTGGATAATTTAGAAAATAAGTTACCCAGATTATGTATAAAATAGCCATCTACAAACCATTTGATTCGTTGTTTAGCTTCATATTCCATTTTATTAATATCAGTCATTATTTTTATATTATTGTTCGTACCAAGGCTTGTCTTCCTCACTTTCTTTTTCAATTTTATATATCTCGACTTTAACCTTTAAATTTCGCTTTTCAGCTTCTCCAATCATACCACCAGTTCCTTTAGATTTTCCATCCCAAAAGGCAATTAGAGCGTCACCATATTCAGCCATTTCCCTATTCCTTATGTGACCAGAGGCTTTACCAAATTCATCCCAATTTGCTGGGAATCGTTTAATCTCATAACCCATAAATTTAGCAAACTTTTCACCTAATTTATCAGCTCCATTAGCGGTACCAGAAACAATCTCAACATTAGTTTTATTTTGTAACATATGCATACATACCTTACAAAGTAATCTGAAATCGTCAAAATCTCTACCACCAGCTATAATTACTCTATACTTCTCTTCCATATCAATCTTCATATACAAATATATACAAAAAAAAGAAGACTACCAAATAAATGATAGTCTTTTTTAAATAATTGCAATAATTTATATTAATATATGACCTTAACTGCTTTAAACCCCTCAACTTTTAATATAAAAATTTGATTTCTAGGCAATTGGTTAATTGTATTTAAATCAGTAATACCACTTATGTTTTTTTGACCTGAAAGTGAAATTACTTTATAAGATAGACCCATTGGTAATTCACGTATATCTAAATTTGGTTGATTTATACTAAGACTGACACAAGGTGTAAATTGACTATCAGAAGAATATGCTTGTTGGCCTTCAAATGTTAAATTTTCGCAATCAAGATATCCAGTAACATTCAATATTGGTTGAGCGTTATTACCCGTATTACCGTTTGAAATTGTTGATACGTTACCTGGTCCTAATAAGTTAACGACTGTTAAACTTGAGTTATTTCTTAATTCTAAATCGAATCCATTTAAATCAAGTGTGTTGTAAGATAACTCTTGACCATTAGTCACAGTTAAATCTTCTGATAATGTTAAATCTTCTTGCGCTATCGCAACAAAACTTAAAAATAAAATTAATGTACTTAATACTTTTTTCATAAATTTGGTTTTTATTATTAATTGCAAATATACTAAATATGTTTAATAAAAACAATATATTTCTAATATATTCGATGAACTACATAAAAAGAACTGTTGGTGTTTATTTAAGTAATTTTAAATACTTCTCATTTCGAATCATTTTCTTCTTATGAATTAACTTATCCCACTCTCTCATTAACGGTTCTGGAATGGTAATATCCCTCTTGATAAACTCTTGAAGGATTTCATCTTTAGTAAATGTCCATTCAACTATACCTTGACTCCATTGGTCTACCCAAATAATTTATTGTTTTTATTTTTTCTTTAATTGGATTAAACAATAAAATATTTAAAACTCCACCTTCAGTAATCATAACACCATCATATTTATCTTCTAACCATTCTAAAACACCATCAGTTTTTTCTATTGGGTTCCAATTATCTGAACTATACATTAATTGTTCTGGTGTTTTTATATAATATTCAAGTTCATCTTCATTATAATAATCATCATATAATTCATTAAAAACTGAAAATAATATTTTAGTATGGTATAACTCAGTTGAATTAAATAAATTTAAATTTGGTTTTAATTCAATTTTATAAATATATTTTCCGTAGCTTTTAGCTTCATTTTCATTTGGTGAAAAAAATGTGCCATTATAGATTTCACCTCTATCATCAAAATCATGTTTATTTGGTGTGCCATGATAAACTACATTAGATTTTAAATTTTCTCTAAGTAATTTCTTAATTATTTCTTTCATACTAATAAATATATTTATTAAAAGAGAAAAAATGTTGTTTATACGTCTTTCTAACACCCCTACACACTTTAGATATCATATTAGCATCAAACCCATCATCTTTAGCATCTATAGCAGCATCATATTTTTTTATTAATTCACCATCTAAATTAAAACAATATACTGCTTTTCTATTTGGATTATTTTTACCACCTAATTTTTGTCGTTGAATTTCATTCCATTTAGACCCTTTACGTTGTTCAGACCAACGTTTTTTGTTTTCATCAGAATGTTTTTTACCATAAAAACCATTGTCTTCACCAATTGTGTGTTTCTTACGATACTCACTCATTTTCTTTTTAGACTCTTCAGAATGTTTAAAAACACCCTTTAACCCTTTATTCCAAGGTGTAAATCCATATGAACCATCACCACCATTAGTCATATTTTTAAGTGGGAAACCCCAAGTTCTAAATTGTGATATCCAATACTGTTCTACCCATACAAAATTATCTACATCGGTAACATCAATCTTTTCAAATATCGGTTTTAACCCTAATGATTTAAGCCTCTTAATCCAAGCACTTTTGAGATTATTCTCATCATCTCTAATATGCTCGTAAGCTCTTCTTTTTGGTCTACTAGTTATTCCAACATATTTTACTAACCCATCTCTTGGGTCACTTAAAGTATAAACTGTAATCTTTCTCATATTAATAAATATGTAGAAATTTACTAAAGTCCATCATTCAAGCCATAATTCGTTTTATATAATTTAATTAAAAACTCATTATGTAATTTTTGTTCATCTTCACGTTTAAATCGTTCACGCCAAACAGAGTTATTAAATTCATTCAATAAAGAATCTGGAATTTCAATATCACATTTTTTAAATAATTCAAAGAACTCATATTTTGTGAATAACCCAGAACCAATTCCACTTGACCATTCACTAACTAATAAGCCCCAACCTTTCTTTCCAATGATTACACTCCTTAAAATGTTTGGATGTCTAGAGACTGGAGTTTTACCTTTAAACCTACCATTGTCATATTCCCTAAACCCAAATTTACCATCCGAACCATCAACATCAAAATTAACTTGAACCTTTACACCACAAAAAGTAATCAATCCACTTCGATGCACCGATAGATAGAAATTAAACATTTTATTAAACTTCTCAGAATACTTTTTAAGTTTCCTGTCATTACGTGAACCAACCCTCTTTTTAGTGGATTCAATTCTTTCTAACTTTTTGTGGCTCCCAAGCTCATAACATATTAATTTTAGTGGTTAGGTTGGATTCGAACCAACATCCCTCGGTGCGGCATTACGTCACCATTTTAATAGTGGATTCGAACCACCGACAACCCTATCCCGAATATATTAACCACTTATACGACTAACCAATTTTGTGGAATTGAAGAGAACTCGAATCTCTCATAACCATTTCAACGCCTCTGCACGTTGCTATACAATCCCTGGCGCCTATACTTCTATAAGCATTTTTTTGTTTAACGTGAGGAAGCTATCCTTTGACAGCAGTCAAACCTCATTACAGTAAGCGGTTTTTGTAAGACCCGACCTTACATCTCCACCCCGATACGGATGGTATCTTAACTTTAGACTATAAACCAATTTAATTTTTAGAATACAATAGGAATCGAACCTATATCTTGCTCAGAGCTATCCTAACCTAATTAGACGATATACCCTAGGTAATTAAAAACCTCAGTTTGCAAACTTAGTACTCCAGATGGGATTCGAACCCACATTGCCCACTTTGAAAAAGTGGTGTCCTAAGCCAATTAGACGACTGGAGCATATTAGGTTATCAGAGCTGGTTGTAAGATGATAACCCCAATCTCAAACGTCTACCTTGCCCTTCCATCTGGCTCAACCGCCCAGTGTGGTTACAAGATAATAACAACATTATCAATCGTTTGTATTGCTGATGGGATTCAAACCCACACCAACAATTTATTTTTATAATGTATTTTTAATGTATTTTTCTATGACAATTAGAACACACTACAATACATTTCTTAATTTCTTTTTCAATCCTTTCAATTAGATAAACATAATGATATTTTTTATTCATAATTTATTTTTTTACAAATATACTAAAAATATATGTAAACACCAAATGTGGAGATACCGAGGTTCGAACTCGGAACTGCTGAGTGCAAGTCAACGATGATAGCCAGTTTCACCATATCCCCATTTAAAGTCTTTATTAGTCAGAATCCCTTAGTAGGGAACTTTCAGTACCAACATTTGAGGAATCGAACCCCTGTTTTTCCAGTCAGGGTACAACCCCAACTCTGTAAAGACTATCACTAAGATTTCATTATTAGCTTAATAATGAGGTTTAGTAACCAAACCTTCAGTCACCCCAACGGGATTCGAACCCGTGTTACTGCCGTGAAAGGGCAGCGTCCTAGTCCTCTAGACGATAGGGCGTTTTAAAAGTGGTACGAGAGAGATTCGAACTCCCGACACATGGCGTTTCAAACCAATGCTCTAAAGCTTTCGCTAATCCTGACTGAGCTACCGCACCAATTTATAGTCTTTCCTATAAGTCATACTCAATACCCATACTAGTTGTAACCTAGCTTTCTGGGCGTTTGTG